TTTATTTAAATCTGGTTGTTGCTCTAATCTTGCTAAAAACTTTTGAGTTGGACCATATGCTAGAGGAACTTCAATGATCTCTCCACCATCTCTTTTAATTGTCATCCCATTAAAAAGAGTGCCAAATGCGATGACAGTTTTTCTAAAAATTTGATGGTAAAAATGATCAAACATGGTTTATCTCCTACGGATTACCAAATGGATTGGATTCACTAAAATCAAGAATCGCGTCTGCTTCTATTTCAATAGTATTGTTTTGTGCAAACCCATCTTCAGGAAGGTTAAATTTATTTAGGTCAATATTTGCATATGCAGCTCCACTTGACTGACCCGTGATTGATTCTCCAGTTACAAAAGAACCTGTTATATCCCCTAATTTGAGTATTTGTGTTAAAGTATTCCATGATTTAACTCTTGCTGTAGCACCACTTTGAGATCCTACAACATCTTCGTTTGTTAAATATGTTCCATACCCAACAGATTGTGTTGGTCCAGAAATAACTATCTCAGGAACACCATCATAATATCCTCCAGCATCATCAACAATTAATTCTGTCAATTCACCAAGGATATTAATTTTAGCTCTTAGTTTGGCGTCAATAGTGGTACTACCAATACCTGGTTTTACGACAGTTACTGTTGGTATATCAATATATCCACTACCACCACTTGTGATTGTTATAATTCCAACTGCAGCGTCTGATATATTTGCAACTGCATATGCTCCAGATCCTGTTTGAGAGTGGAAGGTAACTTTTGGTTTTACAGTATACCCTGCTCCAACATTTTCCATTTGTACTCTTTGAACCCTTCCATTGTCTGGACTTGGATCGCAAAGGTCTATAATTCCATAGAACATTGACGCAATACCAACTGCAGTTACACCACCATCGGGTGCGGATGTTATTGCAACTCTTGGTATCTCTTCATATCCATGCCCTCTTCTGGATACAATAATATTCCTTACTGCACCACTTGGAACAAGTGTTGTTACTGCTGTTGCAGTAGACCCAACACCAACCATATTGAATGTTTGAATATATCCAGCATCTACAGTATTATCATCTATTTCAGAGATGCCAGTATCTATCTCTTCATCGTTGTAAGCAAAAAGTTCTAATCTAAGTTCGTAAACATAATTCTTTTGCAATTGCCAAAAAGGTTTTTCATGCTCTACATATTTAATTTCAAACAATCTATCTCCAAGTGGGAAATAGATTAAATCGCCTTCTTTTGGTCTAGATGTTAATTTGGTTTTATCTATTACTGCTATCTGCTGTTCAATAACAGTATCATATCTTTCTTTGGATATTATTATAGTAAGATCGTCAATTTCTTGAACTCCAAACTTAGATAAAAGTGTTCCTGCTCCACTAAAACCTTCGTAAGTATCTACATATGCTTCTAATGGAACTGCTGCTGTAAATTCTGATCTAGACACCTCTTCCATTACGGTCTTTTCATTTACATATACTCTTGGAATATAGTAAATTTCAACACCGAACATTTTTAGTTGCTCGTTAACTAAATCTTGAATTAAATTTTGCTCTCCAGAAGAACCATGGAGAAAGAATGGATTTAACGCCATAGTATTAACCGATCATATCTAAAGGTGGAAGTTCATATGTAGAAGACATCTTATCCATTAAAGAATTTAGTTCAGTAACACCATCATCATATATTTGCCTCCCATTTAATTCAGTTCCTCCAGGAAGTTTGACTCCTTGAAATTTAATTAGATTTTGACCCCATTGTTTCTTAAGTGAAGCAGTAACATACTTCTTAAGAAAAGAATCACTCCATACTCTAGGAGAGTCATTTGGATCTAGAAGTCTGTAACAGTCAATAATTAAGAATTGACCAGGAACTAAAGATCCCCAATCCATATCCATATAAAGTCTATCTTGTCTCTGATTAAATCTTATTTGTTTTTCTGTGGTTAATAAGAAGTCAATATCGGATAGATATCTTTTAACCATAGAATATGTTAAGAGTTCAGTAGAACCCCAAAAGTAAACATCATTTAAAAATAATTGATATTTAATATTAAACATACCACCCGAAATGCCACTAGATCCTTCAAAGGCAAATACTTTATTAATACCTAAAACTTGTGGTGGAACTTGAATAAAATTATTATTCTCGGTAAAGTCAAATGTTGTCTGAGTTCCTGCAATGTTAGTAGTGGCAGAAGTTGTTGCTATACCAACTCCACCTCGTGCCCTATCAATATCGGATTGTGTTATTTCATACTTCAAATATGTTTGTATCACTCCATCAAAATGGCGTTCATAAAAATATTGAAGTGAGTCATCAATAATATCATCAAGCTGCTCATCTGCAACATTAATCTCTAAGACAGGAGCACCCAACTGCCTTTTAGCATAATCTATTAGTCCTTGTCGAGATGCTGGTGTTGCCATTTTACAGACCCTTGTCTACTAGTTGTCTTAGAAGATCTTTAACTTCACTGATATCATCTTCAAGTTTGTTAAGTCTATCTTTTTCATCATTCTTTATCTTACGTAAAGTTTTATATTGATGAAATTCTGTTTGATTCTTATTGATAATTGCATTGGACATAGTATCCCTTACGAGATAACTATGCCCTTCAACTTTCAAATAACGAGGTTCATTTTCCATATTATGCTAATGCAATTACTCTAAGATCTTTGATTCTTGGTGGATATGCTTGATTTGTTGATGTACCAACTAATTTAATAGTAAAGTATTTAAACTCTGGCAAGTTATCCATCGTAAATTCATAATCTCGGTAGATCAAATCAGCACTATCAGCAGCAAGAACATCTGTTTTTGGAACTGCCTTGTCGGAAGAACCATCACACTTAGCAAAATCAATGATCTTGCCATTTACATCCAAGTTCTTATTGCCTGGGAATGGATAGTAGAGTGGATCTGGATCAGCAGTATTGCTGATAGAATAGAATGCTCTAACGTCTCCAAATGTATTTACATATCCCGAGAGGAAGATCTTTATCGAAGTAGCAGCATTTTCAAGTTCAACTGGTGTGTTGGCATAGATAAATGCTGTTGGATCTTCAGATAGTGATGCTGTTCTAGAATCATTTATATAATCTGCAATTGGTGCGTTAACTCTATTTGAGATAAGTACCATACCAACTCTATCAAGGTCAATAACTGGCGAGATGTTGGCGTTAGCAGAATTCAATGTAAACGTAAGTTCCATTGATTTATTGCCAGGTTGCGTAGAATTTTTAGCAACTTCATTGACTCTAGAAGCAATTATTCTAGGTTCGGGTAGATAAGTATCTTCTGCTAGATTAATTGGGGTGTCTTCTGTCTCTACGAATGAGACTTCATTACCATCAACACTGGTAGCAGTAATACCCCGAACAGATGCTTTAATATCTGTTCCTGGTAGAGACATTGTTTGAACAATTGGTCTCACTGCTTCATATTGAATGTTCTGGGTCGCGAAGATTTGTTCACCACCAGCAGACTTAGAAGAATTTGCATATAAGCATCCAAATCCAACTCCAGTGCTTCTATTGATTCCATTTGTGGAGGTATTAACTCTAATATGGTAACTGTCTAAAGTAATAGGTCTAGAACCCATTGCATCTGACAGAGTGTGATTAGTATTAATACGTCTCAAAGAGAAACCATCAATCTCATACTTGGAGATTTGGGAATTGACTGGGTATGTAAAGGAATTTGTATTATCAATACCTCTAGTAATACCAGTTAACTGACCCGCAGATACTCCTGTGTACGAAACAATTTCATCATCAATAATAGCGTAACCTGGGTTTGTAGAACCAACGGACACATTTTCAAAAGATTCAAATCCACTAGTACTTCCAACACTAATTCCTCCAGAATCAGAATTTGTATATTCTGCAGCAATCGTTGTTGACTTGCTGTCTGGTTTTACCCCACTAATACTTACAATATTAGTAGTAGCGTGCATACCATGGTTTTTATGATTAACCTTGATATGCAATCCATCTTCTCGTGGTGAAGATAATGCAAAATCGGAGATCGCAATATCTGCTCCACCAGTAGATACCATTGTGGTAATTCCTGTGGAAGGACTTACATATTGAAGTGGTTTTGAAACATTAACTTCAAATTCACCTTGAACATTGTCTAGAATTAGTTCATTTGCTCCTGTTATTTGTCCCAGAGACAGTTGTAGATTTCTTCCAAGTTGATCATTACCAATAGAAGTAACACTAAGCACATCACCAACTTGATAACCAGATCCACCAGAACTAATTGTTGCTGCAATAGCAACTCCATTTGTTCCTCCAACAGCGCCAATTGTAATATCAGCGGTAGCGTTTTTACCTCTTCCACTAAAGGATGTCAGTACAACATTTGAGAATGTAAACTGATTACCGTCAGATGGTGTGTAACCAATACCAGCATTAACAATTGACAAATCTCCAGTTGCAGATCCACCAACACCTACATAATCTCCACTAGCACTAGTTTCTTTTTGAACAATAGTATTGCCAAAAACAATTGCGCTTGTATTGATAATATCATTAGTGTCGATGATCAACTTCTTAGATTCAAACTCTAGAGAATCTTGAACGAGATTTGCAATTTGACTATTTCCTCTTCCCAATTCTGGGTTGAAGAAAGAAATCGTAGCAGTCTCTTCAAATTGTGCAGTATATAAGTTGAACTTAAGATCTTCATATTGACTTGGGTTCCAAGTAGATCCATTTTGAGATTTAAACAGAGAACCTAAATGTGGTTGTGCTGAAACAACAACTTGTCTTGACTCTGGTTGCAGTAATGTACTTACATCAACCTCACCCATTCTAGAAATCCAAGCAGTATACTGATTAGAATTTGATAGAAGAACGATTGCGTGCTCAGTTTCACCCGAGAGATAAACTGGAGCAGGGAAAACAACAGTAGTTGGCTCAGATGCATCAAAGGATTCGACAACATCTTTAGGATCGAGAATTACTTCACCGAACGGATAGATCTGTTCAGATGGTACACCTGCAATCATCGGTCTTAATTGAATGATAACAGGAAGTACAGGATCTTTTGTTCTAAAGAAAACTTCGATCTCTGTTACAAATTGTCCTGGATTCTCCGCTACACTGAAAGACTGTGCAAGGGGATCCTTACCTCTACGTCTGGGTGGACGCCTTGGGGGCGGTCTACGTGGGCGTGGGGGTGGTCTTCTGGGCGGTCTTCTGGGTGGACGCCTCGGTGGTGGGGATGGTCGTCGTCGCCCAAGCCAAACGAACGGCCGCCGCACTCGTGCTCTGGGTGGACGCCTTGGAGGAGGAGACACTGGTGGTCTTGGTGGTGGTGGTGGTGGCGGTGGTGGCGGCGGTGGCGGTGGTAGCGGTGTTACTGATGTACTAGTACTAGATGCCGAGGTTGATGTGACACTAACATCTCTCGCAGGAATCGTTTCTTGAGTTGGGACTCTATCAAATCTTGCTTTTCTTGTTGATCTAATTGTTTCTTGAACATTATTCAGTGTTCCAGAAGCAAAGTAAGGTTCTGTGCCAGATGTGTCGGTAAGTCCAACAATTTGACTATTTGTGGCATTATTTGTAAGACGGAATACTTTAGTTCCAATTTCAAAAGATGGGTTTGATGGTCTGTTGGGATCAGGAATAAAGAAAGAACCCAAAA